CACAAACCGCGCGTCCTAATGAGCCAGGGCGCGCGGTATTCGTCCTGGACGGTAGAGGCATACCCGAAACCAGGCCCGAAACCTGACATAATCCCACCTATGAAATTGTTTGACCGACGAGCCAAACCCGCGCTAGGCACGTCGCTACCAACGATCACAGCACTAAAACCTGTAGTCGCTAATCCGTCGAACATTCAAGCGAACGCGGGCGACGAAACAATTAAACGCCGCGCACCGATCTACGCCGAATCGCATGACCGAAACCGCGCCATGAGTATTCCCACAATTAGCCGCGCGCGCGATTTATTGGCGTCCGTTGTTAGTGGCGTACCGCTACAAATGTATACCGAAACATGGAACGCCACCGAACAAAAAAACGATCGGACAATCATTCAACCGAAATCGTGGCTACGACAAATCGACGTCGACACGACAAACGTATTTACGTTGGCGTGGACATTTGAAGACGCATTTTTCCACGGCCGGGCAATGTGGTACGTCACTAGCCGTTACGTAATGGACGGGCTACCCGCGTCGTTCACACGAATACCGATCGCGGGCGTATCGACCCCGAACCAAGTAGGCCCGATGTTCTATTCGCCCGCCAAAGAAATCATATTTCAAGGCTACGAAATTGACCCCGCAAACGTAATCCAATTTCTATCGCCCGTCGAAGGAATTATTTACCAGTCACCAAACGTAATCAATATCGCGTTGAGATTAGAGCAGGCCCGATTTAGGAACGCGTCGGCAAGCCAACCCGCAGGCGTATTAAAACAACTATCGGGCGAACCGTTATCGTCGCAAGAACTATCAGAAATGGCAATCAATTTCAACGCCGCAAGAATGAATAATCAAACCGCCGCAATATCTGAAAACTTGTCGTATACCGAAACGTCAGGAACGCCTGACCGAATGATGTTGATTGACGCGTCAGATTACACGGCCCGCGATTGCGTCAGGCTAACAAACATACCCGGCTACCTGGCCGAATTAGAAACGGGTTCATACAGTTACCAATCAGGGCCACAGGCCCGCGCCGATCTATACCAATTCGGCGCGCGTAACTATATGGAAATGATCGCCCAAACGTTATCAATGAACAACGTTACGCCGCCAGGTCAATACGTTCGGTTCGACGTCGAAAGTTATCTTAACGAAACCGTGATAAAAGATTCAGGCGTAACCGCCGCCACAGAACCGCTACCGACAATGAAGGAAACCGCGTAATGATTCAATTCGTAGCCGAACTAAAAACCCAACTAACTATCGAAGCCGCCGCACCAGGCGAACAACCGCGACGAACAATACGCGGCCTAGCCGCGCCGTACAACGTGGTAGCCGTAACGGACGGCGCTAACGGCCCGATGAAGGTTCGACTACTGCCAGGTTCGTTACCGACAGACGGTACGCCGCCAATCGTCATCAAGTACCACGACGTTACAAAACCCGTAGGCGTAGTAACCGAACGGGTATCGACAGATACGGCGATGATGTTTCAGGCCCGAATCTTGGAAACCCGCGAAGGCGACGAAGCACTAATAGAAGCCGCCGCCAAAGTGTTACGCGGCGTTTCAGTAGGGATAAACCCTACGAAATGGCACTACGACGCCGACCAGGTTATGAACGTCGAAGCCGCCGAATGGGGCGAATTGTCGCTATTAACGTTCAATCAGGCGTTCAAGGGCGCAATGATTTACGACGTCGCGGCGAGTATCCCACAAACCGCCGCCGATCTAGGGAATAATCAGAACCAACCGAAACCACAGGAGAACGCCAATATGGAAACCGCACCCGCACCAACCGCCGAACAGATCACGGCACATACGGCCGCACTCGCGGCGAACACTGCCGCACTCGCCGCCGCGACAACCGCGACCGCGCAAACGCCGCTACTATTCGCAGAACCGAAACGATCGTTTCGTATGCCAAGCGCGACCGAATACGTAGCCGCGTTTCACATTGGCGGCGATACCTGGAAAAATGTTCAAGTCGCATTTCGCAACGCGCAAAACGTGAACGCGAACCCGCTACACATTCAAGCGGCGGCGGGCGACATTCTCACAACCGACACGCCAGGAATTATCCCCGTTCCAATTCTTGGGCCAGTATTCCAAGACTTGAATTTCATGCGGCCAGTCGTGACCGCGCTAGGCGCGCGGCCGATGCCTAGCACAATGTCAAAAACATTCGTACGGCCAACCGTCACAACGCACACAAGCCAGGCGACACAAACTGAAGGTTCGGCCGTGTCGCGTACAACAATGGTGATCGCGTCGAACGTCGTCACGAAAACAACCGTTGCCGGCGGCGTGACAATCACGTACCAGGATTTAGACTGGACAGACCCGAACGCGCTACAAATCGTTATGAGCGATATGGCCGGTATCTACCTTGACGCGACAGACAATATCGCGGCCGATAATTTGCTAGCGGCCGCCACCACATCGGGCGTATGGGATTTGACATTGGTCGATCTTGTTAAGTCGTTCTACGACGCGGCCGTAGACATATACGGCACGACCAATTTCTTGCCTACTGACGTGTTCGTAGACCCCGCTACGTGGGCATTGGTCGGGCAACTAACCGACCTGGACGGCCGTTTACAATTCCCCAACCTTATGGGCGGGAATCAAAGCGTAAATAGTCTCGGCGCCACGTCGCCAGGGAACAACGTAGGCGGTAACGTTCTCGGCCTAAATTTGGTAGTCGACAAAAATTTCGCCGCCAAGACAATGGTGATTTGTAACAAAAACGCGTTCGAGATTTACGAGGAACAACGCGGAACAGTGTCCGTAGAAAACGCGACACTTTTAGCGCGCGATCTTTCGCTATTCGGATATTTCGCCACGTTCAGAGCCAACGCGACGATGATCCGCAAAATTACACAAGCCTAAGCGAAAGCCGAATAATCGGCTATGGCAACGTTCACGGTCACGCACAAACAACTACTGGACAACTACGCCGTATTACGGCTATTGACGCCAACCGAAATCGTGGTAGGTCAATCGGTAGTCGTAAGCGGCGTAGGCGCGCCATTCGACGCCACGTTCGTAGTAGTTGATCTACCGCTATATCTCTACACAGGTATCAACGGCGAAGGCGACCTAGTGTTCGACGGTACGCAACCGATAGACAACCAGGTATTGTTCGCGGTTACTGGCGCGAACGTGAACCGTACCGCGTCGCCAGGAACAATCACTTATACCCAAACGTGTACTTGGATATCTGACGCCGATTGCGACGCCTGGCTAGGCGGCATAGTTGCTAGCGCGGCCGACACAGCGTTCGTTACAACGTGCGTCGCGGCCGCTAACGCGTTCGTCTACCGCCGCCGCCAAGAGGCGGGCTATTTCGACGCGTCGCTAGCTGTCGCGCCGTCTGCCGACGTCAAACTAGGTACAGTGATGTTCGCGGGCGCGCTATACCGGCAACGCGGTTCGATTGACCAATTCGCGTCATTTGTTCAAGGTTCAGGCGGCGGCATTACAGGGCTATCACCGATCATAAAACAATTACTAGGCGTCGATCGGCCCGCGTTCGCGTAATGCCTACCGTCACGTATACCGATGATTTCAATAAGGCGTTAAAATTTGTATTCGACACGCTAGACGCCGTAACCGATATGACCGTAACCGACGACCCGCGCAACCTGAAACCGCCATGTGTACTAATCGACGCGCCATCAATCGAAGGACGCGGCGCGAACACGTTTCTACTTACGTTCCCGATCGTGATCTGTACCGTAGGGCCTAACAACCGTGACGCCTTAAAGTCGTGTATGGCATTAGTATCAAAACTTGTAGCCGCGAACGTCGGTATAACGGGCGGCCGTTCAGTAGAAAAAGAATTTGGCGGCGCACTATACCCCGCCTACGAATTATCCATGAACATAGGAGTAACCAACTAATGAAATACCGAGTAAAGAACCCCGCACTAGGTAAACCTGGGACAGAATGGACGCCGGGTAAACAACATTCAGACGCCTGGATAGAAAAAGCGTTACGGAAAGGCCATATAGAACAATCCGCGAATCACGCGGCCAAAGGTGCTAAAACTAAAACCACGAAACAAACGAAAGGTAAACCATGAGCGAAGCAAAAGTTTTATCGAACCCCGTAGTAACTGTCGGCGGCGTAGCCCTGACAGGTTGGTGCACGCGCGCGAGCGTCGTTCGCGGGTTCGTCGCAAAATCCGATAACGCGTTCGGAGACACGTCGCTAAAATCGCGCGCAGGCGTACAAAACAATAAAGCGACCCTAACCGTTTTCATGTCATACGCGGCGGCGGCGTCATATTCGATTCTCAAAGCATTGGTGGGTACACAGGTAGTACTGAAAGTGAACCCCGCGCCAGGCGCAGACAGCGCGACAAATCCAGGTTGGGTACTTACCGATACGTTCCTACCTGAACTACCGTTAATGGACGCAGAATTTGGGGAATTAGTTTCTGTCGATATAAACCTGGACGGTGGAGATTACACCGAGGACATAACACCATAACCAACGGCCCTACCAGGCCCGACGAGGATAGGACGTTTAGCAATGTTGAAAATGAAACTAACCGTAGATTTAGCAGACGGCAACGGCCCGCGCGTCATGTATACGAACATGAATTCGGACACGGAATGGGAACGTATCGAAGGCCGCCGCGCGTCAATGATCGCGACGCTAGGGCTAGGCGACTCGGATTATTGTTGCTGGGCGTACACGCTATGTAAATTAGCGGGCGACAAAATGCCAGCCACCTGGCGCGAATGGGTAGCCCTACACCCTGATATGACGATAGAGGTAGACAAATCGGTAACCGAGGCCGATAACCCAAACCCTACGAAAGCGGAACTACCCGCAGACAATTAGCAACCGTCCTAGCCGCCGTAGGTTGGTGGCCGGCCGAAGTCACATTCGATACCCGCGACTTGACTACAGTCTTAGACGTGATGAAAAAATCGGGCCAAATGAAAATAGACGGCACGTAATGGGCGCGGCAGTAATGGTGAACGTCTACGGCGTCAAAGAGGCGTTGAAAGAACTAAAACAAACCGGCCCGATCTACAAAGAAATGTTTGTCAAAGAAGCGGAACGAATCGCGCTACCCGTCACCAACGCACAAAAGGCGAGATACCCCGCCAAACTATTATCGGGCATGGCCCGAAATTGGGTAAGCAAAGGACGGCCACTATTCCCGTATAGCCAGGCGGCCGCAATTAAAGGCGTCAAGATATTCACCGAAACGGGAAAAAGAAACATATCGGTACTATCAATCGTTCAAATGGACGTAGCCGCCGCCGTTATCGACATGGCAGGGAAACGCGACATAGCCCTACCGTTAGGCGCAAGGCTCACCGACAAGTTAGGTAGCCACGCGTCGCGCGTAATGTGGCCAGGATACGAGGCCCACGCCGACGAAATCGAAAACGGATTTCGTGACCTAATAGCCGACGTAATGAAACGCGTCGGCAAAAATATAGGCGGCGCGTAATGGGAATAAAAATACCGATCGTCACCGAATTCAATTCCAAAGGAATTGACAAGGCGGTAAAAGAATTTAAGAGCCTAGAAGGTTCAGGCGCGAAAGCACATTTTGCACTACAAAAAGCGGCACTGCCCGCCGCCGCCGCATTAGCCGCCGTCGCGGGCGCGGCAACGTTCGCAGTAAAAGCCGCCATAGAGGACGCCGCCGCACAAGAACAACTAGCGGGCGTACTCATACGACAGACAGGCGCGACCGCAGACGCCGTGAAAGAAAACGAAAAATTTATATCGTCACTATCACGCCAAACCGCGACCGCCGACGACGAACTACGGCCCGCGTTAGCGTCACTAGTAACGGCAACTAAAGACGTCGCGCTATCCCAAGAGCTATTAGCAACCGCGCAAGACTTGGCGGCCGCTACCGGCGCGGATTTAGGCACAACCGTAGACGCGTTATCTAAAGCGTACAACGGCAACATGAAAGGCTTAAAAGCATTAGACCCGTCACTAATGGCCGCAATTAAATCGGGATCGTCATTCGATGAAATAATGGCGACACTGGCTAAAACGACAGGCGGCGCGGCAACCGATGCCGCGAACACGGCCGCTGGAAAAATGAAAGGCCTATCGATCGCGTTCGATGAGACAAAAGAATCGATAGGCGCGGCGTTACTGCCCGTCCTGGAAGCACTAATACCCGTACTACAAACCGTCGCGGATTTCGCGCAAGAACATACGTCGCTATTTCTTATTCTTGGCGGCACGATAGCAGGCGTCGCGGCAATTATTCTCGCTTACAACGCCTACATGAAAATAAGTAAAGCCGTAACAATCGCCGCTACCGCCGCACAATGGCTATTTAACGCCGCCATGACCGCCAACCCGATCGGCGTAATTATTATCGGCGTCGCCGCGTTAGTTCTTGGATTCATATTATTAGAAAAACGTTTCGGGATAATTTCTAAAGTGTTCGATAATTGGAAAGACTTACTATTCGTCGTTCTAGGGCCACTAGGACTATTGATAAAAGGAATCGAAACGGCGATCGCCCTTATCGGGAAACTGGACGTCAGTAAAATCCCTGGCGCGGGCGTCATCGGCGGCATTGCGAAAGGTATCGGCGGCATATTCGGCGCGGAAGGCGGCATAGTCACGCGGCCAACATTGGCAACAATTGGCGAGGCAGGCCCTGAAATGGTAATACCGTTACATCGTGCGCCAGGCGCATCACCACTAGGCGGGTTCGGCGGCGGCGGCGTCACTAACCATTATCACTACAGTTATTCGATACCGATTAGCGCCATGACGGTAGACGAAAAACTACCGCGATTCCTTGTAGACCAACTAAAAACGTTCAATCGGACGATAGGCCCAACGGGAATCAGAAATTAGCCATGCCAAAAACAATCCCGAATTGCGGTTCGTACACAGTTGAACTAGACGTAGGTACGACTACGAATATCTTTATAGTTGGCGACGCCGTAGCGGGCGTAGTAGGCGGCCTATATGCGGTTCAAGGTTCACCCGATTACCGCGACGTAACCCAATTCGTGCGAAATTGTGACTGGCTACGCGGCCGGCGAAACCGATTCCAAGAACAATCAGGAACGCCAGGAGTCGCGCGAATCGAACTGAATAATAACGGCTACCAATTCTCTATCGTAAACACGGCGTCGCCATATTGGAACGCGACTACCAACCGTCTAGGGTTCGAGGTAGGAACGGGCGTTAGAATATCGCGCGAAGGCGCGCAATTATTCACTGGCAGTATCACGAACCTAAAACAATTGGCCGAAAGGCCGTTTGATTCCACCGTGACTATTTCGGCGTCAGACGATTTATTTAAGGCGAACAACACGAAAATACCCGCAATTACATACGTCGCACAACGATCAGACGAACGAATAGTCGCCTTAGTCGATAGCGTGGCGAAATTCCCAACGTCATTACGCGCGCTAGGCGCAGGTATAGCCAACCTGGGATTAGCGCCAATCCCCGTAGGAACATCACTAAAAGAGGCGCTACTTATCGTGAACAATAGCGAACAGGGCCGCGTGTTCATATCCCGATCAGGCGTACTTACATTCCAAAAACGAATAGGCCGCGAGTTACGAGCACCAATAGCGACACTCACGGACACAAGTAAAGACGGCTATCAAACATTCGAGATAATGAATAACTAATGCCCGATTACACTCTCGCATTTAACGATTTAGAAGTAGGTTGGACGCTAGACGTCGCAGGCCTATATCACCCGACAACCGAAACCGAACCGCAAACGTTCGCGGATACCATGCCGTCAACCACGAACACAATAAACGTAGGG